AACGAGTATAAGCATCTAGTATTACAAATATATCATCTTCTATAGCATATCCAGCTTTTTTAAGTGCTGCTATAGTTTCTTGATGTCCACGCATATTACCAAAAGGGCTTTTATTTTTTAAACCAGTTGCCTTTGCAATTTCAAATACCATTGATGGACTCGACCATACTTGGCGTTTCATAATGTGAGTAACATAATCAAGAATTTGTTGTTCATCTAGCAAAACACCAGCCTTGGTTGCCATTTCTTTAAACACAGCCATAGTATTTCTGAGGGCATCCATAGCCTCACCCACCTCTGGATATTTCTTAACTAATGCTTTTCTTTCTGATATTAATTTTAATTTTTCTGCGTATTTTGGGTGTCCTTTTTTTGGTAAAGTCCAATTTTCTACATAATTAACAAACTCTAAACTTTGTAATCTAGCATGTTTACCTTTAAGAATCTTGCCCATCAAATCCATAGTAGCTCTAACTCGATGTCGCAAGTCCATAGTTATAGCTTCTGCATCATCAGCAGCATTAAAAACTCTTTTACGCATAATGGCTGCGTTTCTATTAACACCACGCACACCAAGTCTAAAAGCAACAGCCATTCCCATACCTAACAACGCACCAAGTGCGTAGTCATCTCCATCATTATTAATTAATAATGCACCACCACCAGCACCTATGACTGCTGCTTTAAATAATTTAGCATTAGGCACTCTGCCTTTTGTTTCTGCTTTAACATCCTTCAGTACAGAATCATAAGACTCTGGTTCTCTTACAGCTTGACCCTCTAACTTTTCATCTGTTGTTTTTCTTAATTCATCACGCCTAGCAACTTCCCTTTGTCTACCCCAGTTTTTGTTATAGACAGAAGTTTGTCCAGTTTGTTTTAAGTGGGCATCATAACTTCCAGTACCATCATCAAGTTTACTTTCTTGAAATTTAGCTTCTTGCTTGGCAGCTATACCTTGTGCTTCTCTATTTGTATATTTAGCTTCACCTGTTTTAGTTTTTTCTAAAGATAAACTTTTTAATCTTGCAGATATAGCATCATCTACCCCTTGTGCTATTTCATCTAAAGGCACTATATCATCGCCTTTCTTCCCTGCATTTATCCTTTTCTTTACAGTTTCTATTGCTTGATTTCTCCACAAAGTACCTCTATCTATATGATTAAGACCTTCGGGTAAAACAATTTCTACAGTACCACCCTTTGATGGTTGTTCAACATTTTCTAAATTTCTAAAATTTGGATTTTTTTCAGCTTGAGTTATTATGTCATCTATTTCATCTATTTCTTTTTTAGTTTTCTTTTTATTAATTCTTGCTTTAGCAGTACCAGTTCCATCCCATCCCATCGCTTGTGTATATGTTCCATCTGCGTTTCTAAATCGTTTAAATTCAAACACACCTAAAGCAGCTTTAAGTCTTGCGAGTTGAGATTCTGCTTTGACAGAACTAACTTTATTTAACATCCAATTACTTCCAAACTCTCTGCCTAGATTTCCAGTAATACCACCAAAAGCAGTACCAAATAATGCTCCCATAGCTGCACCAACCTTAACATTTTTAACATCTATCTTTCCGTTAAATGTTAAATCTCTCATACCTTCATATACACCACCATAGACTGCACCCTCGGCAGCTCTACCAGTAGCAGCATAACCAGCCTTCTGAGCATAACTCATCTCTTTCCAAGTCTTATAAAATTTGGGTTGAATTTGTAATGCAGCCCTAGCTAAATTTTGTGCACCTTGCATACTTCTTCCAACTATTGCTGGTATTTTTAAATAACTTATAGCTAATAACTCTGGGTCTTTGGCTATCATACCTGCTAAAGCACCAATCATATAG